TATACTTATAGATATAAAAGGTTTTATTAATAGGGTTATGAAAAAAGTATTTAAGATAGATTTCGGACAATTTGATAATGATAAAAAATTAGTTTCCGAATACTCCTTATCATTTGAAGTTCAACAGCATCTTATTGCGGAATTGTGGTTTGATAAATTAAAAGATTTATTATCCGATTCGACATGGAAATTAGAAACACGATGGGCCGCATTTAAACTACCTAGCCGTAATCCAAAAATTCTTGTTGAAAAATTAAAAAGATGCGTTGAAGCAATTAATAACTCCGATTGGTTCGATTATCATATTATAGAAAGTGATATGATTACTGAAGATTACCCTATGGAGGTTCATAACATTATACATCATCATTTCGAAACCCTAATTGGACAAGTTTGGAAACCATCCGAATACTGGCAAAGAATAATTGAAAAGAAGGATTGGAAATTAGTAGATGCGGTTAGAGGATTAAATGACCTTTCGCATGAAATTGAAGAGTGGAATATGGGAGGAGATGCAACTATTTGCACTACATTTATGAACGGACTTGCTCCAATACAAAAAGTAGAATTACCAAAAGAGGCTGATGAATGGTTTACATTAGATGGTGCATTTGGTAGAGGTTATTTACATTATGCACAATTAGGAAAAACGTGGCAAGAAGTTTGTATCGATGATGATGACCATATAGATCCTACTAACATATCCGAACACCGATTATTAAGTGGTGAATTCGATTTACAATTTTCTTTGTATGATAGAACTCACGAAGGAATGGTTGAATCGTTTGGTATGAGAGAAAAACTTGCTAAATTCGATAGAACACCAGATGATAAAAGCCTTCGATTAGGATACTGCCCTATATTCGATATTAAATCTCAATCTATATTAACGAATGATGATAAACTAAACATTATTGATAATATAAGAAATCATCCTCAAATTATAAGGATGAATTTAGATGGAGTAGAGAGACCGTTTACTCCCTACTTTGATCCATATTAAATTGGTGGAGGTGGAGGGAGTCGAACCCTCGTCCAAATACGGATTTAATAAACATCGTTCACAAGCTTAGTTTGTTTTTCTTAACAAACAAAATATTCGGTTGGTTCTTCACCATCGGCAACCGATAAACAATGGGTGATTCGATTTTGGGTTCAATCACTTTTTCACCTTTATAACTACTTCTGTTACTAAGCGTATGTAGTCCGGCTCTATTGCTTGATTAGGCTGCTACAGCGTAATCAGCACCAACGAATGCCATAGCATCTTCGAAGGTCATTGTAGATAATTCTACGTCATTTATTGTTCGATAGGTATTTACGGATTTCCATCTAACCCGGCTTGCAATTCACCAACTCATCGTACCTGTCAAAACCAGGCACCCCCAATTACTTCTTATAAAATATAAATATAGGTTCGTATTTGTAAAACTCACCATTTATCTTCATACTATTTTTTACATTTGATAAATCAACACCTGTCATTGGAGACATCGTCATCTTTATCTTACCCTTATATTCCATACCTAATTCAGTAAGTATATCAATACTATCTTGCTCTAATGGATAAAAACTTTTACCAATTTTAATGTCCGCAATGTTCCAAAGAATATATCTATCATTTCGTAAGTATTCGTATGCGGTTGTTAAGGTAGGTCGTAAAAATCCATCTCTCCAACTTTCATAATTACTAAATTTCTTAAATGATTGGGTTTCATCATCGGAATACCTTTCTCTATCAAAATATGGAGGTGAAGTAAATATAAAATCTAATTGCCCTTTCCATTTTTGAAATCCAACCTCATTACTAATAATCTCACTACCCGTTCTATAAATCTCATAGGTATTTTTATGCCCCCAAAATGGATTAGCCGCACCAGGTATACGCGAATTAAAAAACTCAGCCAAATACTCATAACGAGTCTTACCTATTTCCTCAATATAATTTTCAGTATTCGGATCATTCCCAATATAGTGAAGGTTTCTATCATCTACACTCAATGCCCCTAAAATTCTACCACCCCAACCGGATGATGGGTCATAAATGTTAATTTGCTTTTGCTCTTTAATATGGTTTGTAAATCTTTGATACAAATACTTCGCAGTAAGTGGAGGAAAGTTTACGGCTGCCTGTGTTCCCATTCCAATTCTAAATGCCGCAGTTGCCTCCGGAAATATAGTTTGACCTAATGGATACCACTTTAATTGAATAGGTTGTTTTTCTAAATCAACTAATGAATCTATATCTTCGCCCCAATTAGCAGTTTTAAGAGATGAAATATGTTTATACTGAATTATACCCGCTTTGTATAACTCTTTAACTTCTTCCGCAGTAATCGGTAAGGATTCAATTCGGCTATCGGTTTGAGCCAAACAAAAATCATGCCCTTCCCATACATCACCACTCATCCATTTTTCAATCCATTCTTTTGCAGTTGGTAAATGTGAATTATGGTGTTCTTTATTTCCTTTTGCAAGAGTTTTTGAGAAACGATACATTGCATCTTGTCGAGTCAATCTCCTCATTTGTTTTGCAAATTCAGCGAGATATTCATCATTACAAAAAATATCGTAAATAGATGGTTTCGGTTTATCGTAAGTTGAACCACCGATACCCGTTTTATACATCGCAGGAAAGAACTGATTTACTGGTGTAGCAAATTTATTGAAATTAAAGATTACCTCATCACCGTCATCATCCTTTTCTTCGAACTTATCTACCTTATAGGTTTGTAATTTTGAAAATTGTTCAATAATCTCGGCTTCCGAAGAACCAATACGAGGAGGTGCACCCGTTTCATTCCAAACTTCAACAACCGTTTTTCTGAACATTGTCACCCAATCTTCAAATTCTTTAAGTGTCATTTTAAGAACATCTTCATACTTTAAGTTAATATGAGGTTCATTAAAATAATCACACTTTTCGTAAAAATACTTCTTTTCTGACATTATGATTTTATTAGTATTCAAAGATACTAAAAAATTGTGTGATTTCCAAATAAATTATTCTCTAATTGTATCTAATGTTACACAATGAGGGCCTCCACTAAAAGTTCTAGCGTGTCTCATTTTGACAGGTATAGAATCCACTCCCCACTTTTTTAATTCTCTCATAAGTGGAATTTGTCGTTCTTCTACAATCATAGTGTTTTCATCGTAAGAAAGGGTGTTCATTCCCAACCACGGCGATGCTTCCGCCCAATGTTCTAGGAAAGGAGTGTCAACCATCTCAGGAGAGTAGATTTTATCCCATTTGCGAAAGACTTCTGGCATATTGGTATCATTTACCCTTTTAGGATTAAGTAAGACCAGTCCCTCTCTAATCAACACGAAAGTGGTATCAATATGGATGAATGCATATACATCTTGAATAGGATGAACTTTGTACTTTTCTTTCATGTTTTCATCCAACCATTTTTGTAAATATTGTGCACCTGCTAAGTTACCGGTATTGGAAACCAAATAGATTATATCGTTATTACACTTTAACAGGTTAGCAGCATCAAATACAGGTTCTTCGTTCCCTAATGTTGGGCCAGGTAACAATCCCCTATCATAAATAGAATCCAATAATTTAGGTTTAGGAAAATCTACCCAATGGTTTTCATCGAAAAGGTGTTTAAATGCCCTCGCTTCATTTTGTCTTTGACGGAGAGCCATAGGTGTAGCAATTACTTTATCTTCTATAACTAACATAGAATCTCGTGGGCAATATCCATAATACCCATCTACTTCCCAATTTTCAGTTACATATTTTTCACTCCAATCAATTAAAGCGGGTCTGAATACTTCTACCCCTAACCCCTCTAATGTTTTACTTAAATCATCCAAATCTTCAATTGTTTCTTCAATCATCCAATTAGGATATCTTCCATATGGAATACGAAGAAATTGTTCATCGGTGTAATTAGCATAATCAATTGTGTGTAGGGATTTATCTCTAACGGTTGGTATTTGTGCAAATTCAGGTCTTCCTACAATTATTTGTTTAAGTTTTCCCCATTCGTTTTTAATGTAAGGTTTTATCATCTATCTCTTTTTTGTAATATTGGATTATTTGTAGGCCATTCCATTTGAAACTCTGGATCATTCCACTTAACTACATATTGTTCATCTGCATCCACATAACCATCTTTATAAAATAGGTTATAGTGAAACATACAATCGGTTAGTGCATAATGTCCATTTGCAAATCCCGGCGGAACTAATACCTGATTTCTCAATCTTTCGGTTATAATGTATGATTCCCAATCTCCATAAGTTGGTGAACCTTCTCTCATATCTAAAACAACCAAATATATATCACCTACTACCGCTTGAACTAATTTCCAAGTCTTTTTATCCCAATGTAATCCTCTTAATACACCTTTGTAAGAACGTGAAAATCTTCCATGTATTGAAAGTTCACTTTTATCATAATGTATGTGATTCATTACCGGATGCTGTTCCGAATGATATGTTGTCCATATTTCACCTCTATACTCTCTGAATACCGATGGTTGAAATACCGGAACATCAAATCCAAATTTTTTTGATGGAGAAACTTGAAACTCATCCCATTTATTGCTCATAACTTTAAATTAACTTACTTTTAGTATAATTATCTTTCATATATTTTTTAATGTTCATTATTGGTTCATTCACATCTTTAAAAGTAGAATACAAATTATCATCGTATAACTTTAAAAAATCTTGATATACCGAATGATGGTATTTTGTGGTATGATGTAATAAATCTCTTGCTAAAAGTGATTCATCGTCTCTACCATGCCATCCTCTACTACCTTCAATTACATAATAATTTGCTCCAATTTCACTTGCCAACCCTCTTATCGCCGAAGTGTTTTTATGCCAATTTAATTCAACTTGCTCATTAGTTAAAAGAGACTCTTTCATTAGATTACCAAATTTAGATTCCCAATTTTTATTATAGTTCGCGATAATATACCAGTGAGGTCTTCCATTTTCAATAAATTCATATCGAGGATACAATGGCGCATAATGGAATATATTTTTTATTTTAAGTTCTTTATAAAAAGCAAATAATAATCTAAAATGGGTATCCGTTCCTGTACCCCCTATTCCCAAATTCCAAAATTTACGACCTAATATTTTACTTAATTTATAAGACCATACATTTTCTAAATGATGACCTATTCCAAATGTATGAGAACACCCTAAATAAACATCACCTTCATCATATGAATTAAAATCATCCGGAGTTCTAAATCCAGCATTATTTAGTTTGTATTCTATTGGATTTAATTCGTAATATTGAATACTGGGTTTATCCAGTTCTGAAATAATATGCCTATCCCAAAATTCCTTTGAATCAGTTGGTATATATTCATAAGTTTCATTCGGTTTTAAATTTAAATCATCTAATTCACATCTGTATTTTAGAATTTTATTTGTTAAATATTCCATATTAAATCAATGATTTTTTGAGTTTTATATTAGCTTTTCCAAAGTGTTTAATTGATTCAAATAATGTTTTAAGCTCACTATCTACAATTTTTAAATCAATCATAGATTTTTTAACAGCAATCCATATTATAATACCCTCCATAGCACCAGGTAAATCGTAAGCCAATTTTTGATAAGGTCTAGTTTGCCTATCAATCTTTTCCCACCATTGAATAAAACTACGTTTTTTATCATTATCTTTTATATGCAAAACAAATTTACCTTCATGTATCAATTCTAAAGCATCATCGGTTACGGTAGTAAGAATAGATAAATAATCTTTCATATATTCCAACGATCCATATACATCTCTCAATTCATCCAATCCAACTATTTTCGATGCATGAAATCCTTCATCTATATGATTCAGTATAAAAAAATCCGCATCACTTTTGATAAATGTATCTGTATCTAAAAAAAATAGTGTATCAAATTCAGTCAAAGCCTCCCCAATAACAATTCTTTTTAAATTGTAATTAAATGATTCCGATAATTTTATAACCCTATAAACACCTTCGATAATTTTTGAAGGAGAATCAGTTCCGACTATTATTTTAAAATCCTTATCTAAATCCAATATAGATTTTGCAACTATATTAAATTCATTAATATGTTCATCGCCGTATGCAAGAAAGCAAAAACAAAACATTATATAATCTTATTTAAAGTATTTTGTATTCTAACCTTTTTAGTTTCAGATAATATAAATTCATTATAATATGAATCTATTAAGTTTATTTCCAAATAATTAAATATTTTTTCTATCTCACCCTTTTTATAGGATTCGAATATATCTTCATAATAAAAAATGGGTTGTTCACATTTGATTGATATACTAGATAGTAATTTAGCGGATGCCGTATATCTATCTACCATATTTTGAATATATAAAGAATCTATTTCTGCTATATTGTATTTTTTTGGAGTATGCCAATCTATGCCGTATTTTCTAAACATAGTTTCATTAAAAGCAAAACTTTCAGATTGTGCTAATTTATCAATTCTATCCAATAAAATTATTTTATCGAAAAATGATATACACCAATCGAAATATGAATTCGAACTATTAAAAGATTTTAAAGGATACTCATTATTTTCAACTAATAGTAATGTTTTTACTAATAGATTATTACAATTTTGCAATGGTATAATAGTTTGAAAATCGAATCCTTTGTTTTTATACAATTGATAAAAGTTTGGATTAAATGGTTCTATAAAAAGGGAATAATCCGGATTTAAATGTGCATTTATTAATTTAGTTAAAGAGGTAGAACCACTTCTAGGAGTAGCCAAAACTAAAATTTTCATAAAATTGATTTTTCTTGCATTCTAAATTTATGCAAAAACATAGCAATCGCCCATCTTTCACCACTTGTTATGGGAGTAACTTGATGAGGTGTCTGTGATTGATATATGCATACATTACCAATTTTTTTATTTATATAAATAGGATTATCGTTTTCATCAAAAATGAGATAATCCCCTCCCATAAAATTTTCGTTAAGAACAATACCTACATTCCATTCTTTTAAAGGTGATCCAGTATCTATGTGCTTACCAAATTCATCACCTATGGTATAATGATGTAAATTTAATTTTGTAGGTCGGGTATGGATTTTTAATTTAGTTTCATTTTCAAAAAAATCACACATTCTATTTATAATCCAATTTATATCATCTATAAATTCTAGTGCATAAAATTTATATTTGAAATTATCGAATATATCCCATCTACCATTATCACCCAACAGAGGATACTTATATTTTAAGTCAATAATATATTCACATTCCTCTTGTGAAAATAAGATTGATTGATATAACATATTTAACTTAGATGTCTATCTTTAATTTTATTAACTACCGTTTGAATAGCAGCATTTACTTTTACTTTAGTATCATTAGATAAAGCTACAATACTTGGCTTAATCGTTTGAATCGGTCTATTAATTCTTATATCTGACATAATTAAATTATTTTAAAGTTTAGGGGGTTGGCCGCCTCCGCCACAACCCGAACAGGTGTTGTCATAACAATAGTTTCCACAATATGACCACGGACAATAACAACTATTGTGCATTACTGAAAAAACATCATCTCCGATATCAACCAAAAAAAGGTCGGATGGCTCGAAATCCAATCCGTAAACCATCATTTGAGCGTGTTCCATTTCTAAATTAGTTATTTCTAATGTCGATAATTGTTGTGTATTAGAATCGGTTACAACTAATTTATCACCAATATACATTTGGTTTAGTTTTTCAAATCTTGTTGATGTTGAGCCGGATTCTTCAATATAGTATGTACACGATGGAGAATCTACCCAACTTTTACCATCAGCTGTCGTTACCCTTATATAAATTGTATCTATTGATGAAGAAATAATTCCTTGTAAAGATGATGATGTTTGAAGTAAGGTTTCATTGGATTTTGATAAACTACCACTCCATCCAAATACATTTAATTTACCTTCTTCAAAATTAGCAGCGTGATTATCGTTATAATCTACAAAATCTATTGAACGAATATAATCTCCGATCTGTAAATCACTTGCATTAATAATTGAACCCGTATAATTAATAATTTTAGAGTCCATATCGGTGTGATAACTTTCAATTTTTTGATTCACACCAACTTCCTTTGTGATGTATTTCTGTCTACTCTTTTGAATTAATTTTCTATCAGCAGTAAATTCATTAGCTATAAAATCAATTGGTATTACAGTGGATTGCTTATATCCACCCATACTGATTACTTCCAAATTACTACCATATATAACATCAATGCTTCTTATTATAGAATATTTATTATCCACTAAATTATCAGTTGAATATAAAAATTCTTGTATAAGGTATTCCGAAGTATTCGATGATTTTAATGAATCTAATTGAGATTGTGATTCTAATGAATATATTGATGGATATAATGCAGTATCATAGCTAGGAGCCTGTGCTTTTACTATAACATTTGGTGTTCCATTGGTTTGAAAACTAACATTATTTAATGTATCCATACTAACTTCAGATGAACTAAAATAAGTTTTTGGTATATATTGGCTACCGCTCATCAGTTCACAGAATCCAAATTTATCAGCACAATACGAGTCATCAATCAATGCTGTCGTATCATACGATTGTCTTAATATAAATTTAGTAGGAGAATCTTCTATATATGGTACCGTAACAGAATTAAAAGGAACGATGTATTCATTAAAAGAAATGTTATTTTCATTACATTTTTGAACTAATTTTTCCTTAAATCGATATCTTTCATTAGATGGTGAATGGGAATCTCTTTCAGTATATATAAAATGAAATTCTGATATGTTATTCTGAACTAACATATCAAATAACCCATCATATTCCAATAGTTCAGCTCCAGGATTATAAATGGTTGTATTTGTATTTATCTCTAAAATTTTTACATCATTATTGTATTCCAATAAATCTGAACCCAATATTATTGCTTTCATTTGTTACAATTATCTTTTTTCAACTATAAATATATATAAACTTAAATTATTGATTTTTCACGCTTATCCTCTATCTTTTCAATAAACCCATTATCACACTCTTCCCATTTTAGGAGTGGACAGCTATTATAAATTTTAGTAAATATTTTTTTATTAAGGGGGCAGCCACACCCTTTACAATATTCAGACCACTTTTGATTTTTTATGACGGATTTTTTTAATTCACATTTTGAACAAATAGAATACCTTCTTTCTGCTAATTTTTTCTCATCATCAGATGGGTTTCTGGCAGTTATCCATGCATTAAAAATTTCTTTATAATCGTATTTAATACCATTTATTTTCATAATAATTAACTATAATAAAGAATTTGTTTTTAGGGGTTTTGCAACAAAATTTAAATTAAGTATATATCTACTACCTTTAGTTGGATAATTTGCGTGATGTGCATATCTCCCATCAAAAACTAAACATCTTCCCATTTTTGGAGAAATTTTAGTCAATAGTTCAAAAGAATCTAAATTTACATTATCAAAATTTTCCATATACGTCTCTGCGTTATCTCCAAATTTATTACGATAAATACACGTATCACCATCTATATCATTAATATAATATACTGCAGCAATATGTTCTGCTATTCTATCATAGTGTAATAAATCAATTGGGTTATACTCATAATTTAACGGAGATGTATGGTTAATTTTCCATCTGTAAGTGGTTACAAATTCTAATCCTATTTTTTTGGATATAATACGTTGTATATTCTTAATTAGCTCATCTATTTGTTCGTTCTTACAGTCGATTTGAGGATGAACTTTTGCAGGAAATTTATGTGTATTTTTTTTACCACCGTAATTTCCTGTTATATTCTCTGTTTCATTCCATTTAATCTCACTATTGTTCGCATAGTTATATAAGATTTTTTGCTCATCTACTGATAGCAAATCGTCAAAAACTTCATATATTTTGTCGGAATAAAGCATTTTATATTAAGGTTTTAGTTGTTTTATGTAAATCATAGTAATCATAAATACTATTATATTTGACAACAAAATTGTCATCTAATGGTAGATTTGTTTTTATATTTTTACTAGAATTTACATATTGTATTTTAAATGGTTTTTTAGTTTTATCAGATACCCATTTATCTAAATCTTGCAGTTTATCAAATTCAAACCATATTATATTTGGGTTATGATTTGTCCAAAAAGAAATCGGAGTTAATAGGATATCAATTAGATTAACCAGATAACCATTCTTTTCTTTCCAATAATTTTCTTCGTTTTTTCTACTTGATAAAGTTACGTTAATATCGACCGGTTGGTTAATTAATTTTAATTCAATTAGATAATCTGAAATTTTATCCCATCTCGTCTTTTTGCTAATTAAATCATCTTTTGTGAAAAAAAATAATTCATTCAAAGTAAAATGGGAAAACGTATCATAAAAATCTAAATAACCCAATCGTTTAAAATCGGATAACATATGTTTGTAGAATGAATAGAAACGCTCATGTCTTTCTCTATTAACCGCTATCACAGGAACATCAATACCAAATTTAGATTGTAAATCTGAAATGGTTTCATGTCCATGAAATATATGATTCATTAAATCTTCTTTTTCAATTGAATTAAAATCAATATGTTCATTTGATACTTCCCATTCACCATTATTAGTTTTTACGCCAATATTATTTATAATACAAGAATAGTGAAACGAAGTAGATGCACATCTCGGTAAACTTAAATATATAAACTTATTATCTACTAGCATTATAATAGTGATTTGGTAACATTTTTAGATGGCCAAACATTTAAGGAATACCTATTTCTATTTTCTATCTTTTTGACAGAGTGACTTATATTAGAATCAAATATAAAAACGCTACCTATTTTCTTATTAATCGTATAAATGTTATTATCTATATTATATTGTATTTCACCTCCATCATAATCATCATTTAGTTGAATTATAAATGTAATCGTAGCTCCATTTAGTATTTCATGACTGTCAGAATGCCAATCTAAAAAATCTCCTACACCATATTTGTTAAAAGAGTATTTTTTAATATAGCTGTATTCTATTCCTTTAAATGGATTTAAATTATTTGATAAATTAATAATTTTATTTGTCAGGCTTTTTACAATAGGTAAATCAAGTTGTTCATTGAGAAAATAACACCCTAATCTTTTATTACCTGCATATTCCAGGTTTTCACCAACTAATTCTCCATTGACAAATTTTGAAGATTTCATTTGGATTAAATCAATTGAATTGCCCAAATTAATTAAAGAAATACATTCATCTTCGTTTAAAAAATTTTCAATATAGCTTGCAAACATTATATTATTGATTTTTCTTTTTTAATATATTCAAACCCAACATTCCCCGCTAATACTATTCTATCAATAGTTGAATTAGGAGCGTTGTTTGGAGAATGAGGCATATCTGCTTCCATTATGATTAAATCATCCTCTTCAGGTCTAATCCAATACTCTTGACCATCTTTACCTTTAAAATATAATACACCATCTTCTCCATTCATTACATCTGGCATTTGAATATAATAAACATAGGTATAGGATGGTGGAAATGATTTTGTTTTTTTATTGATTTCAGTATGAATATGAAACTTTTGATTATCATCGTAAAAGTTTGGTTGAATTGGATCTATAGATCTAACTACATTTACCCAAGCATCAATATTAATTTTATTAAAAGGTAAGTTATTTGTAGTGTAAAGTTCTTTACATAAATCTATGCCATTTTGAATAACTTCATCTAATTTACTTTTAATCTCAATTTTACCTATAAAATTTAAATTATTATTCCATTCCTTTTTATATCCAAATCCATCAGTTTTGACACCAGGTTGAGAGTCAATAACTGAATAGGCTTCTTTTAGAAATAATGATTTATCGGTTAATTTATTTAGTTTTGTTTTCCAAATAAAAGTGGTATCATTAAAATATAACTTTTCCATTAAATTAATTCTTTTTTTAATACTTTTTTATTTTTTCTAAAAATAGTTTGATAATTGTGTGTAAAGAATGTCAACATATTTTGTGGAGTTTCTACTAAATCAAAGGATTTCAATAAATCTCTATCGTTTTTGATAATAATGTTGTTATCTTTATCTAGTATTTGTTTCAATTTTTTTGGAATTGGTTTATTATATGCATCAATCCAAAATTTGTTATCCAATCTTTCCGCTAAATAGTGGTATCTAACAAACATCATATTTTGCTCATTAATTTCTTCACACCATTTATTGAACCCATCTTTATAATTTTCATCAAAGTTTTTATCAACCAATCTTTTAAGTTGCATAATAGTCGACATCAACGATGTTGCTTCTAATGGTTCTATAAACCCATATGATAATCCTATTGATATAGAGTTACCAATCCAACTTCTTTTATATCTACCTGGATTATAACTAAACACTTTTTGAATTTCTATTTCATGCCCTAAATAGTCTTCAACTTCTTTTTTCGCATCTTCTACTGTTATATAATCTTTATTAAAAGAATAGCCACATCCCCATCTGTGTTGTAGTTCAATTTGCCACATCCACCCACAACTCATAGCAACCATATTTGTATATGTCTTATCTTTAATTGTAAGTTTTTTATTTTGAGGTAGGAAAAATGCAATGCTACTATTAATCATTAAATATTTTGAATAATCAACCCATTCCTCATTAAATAGATTTCCAACTAATCTATTAAATCCACTACAGTCAAAAACAAAATCAGAACTAATTATTCTATCATCTACTAATTTGAAACTTTTAATAAACTCACCTGTATTATTAATTGTTTCTATTTCCCCATCAATCCAATTAACACCCCTATCTATTGCTATTTGTTTAAAGTAATCTGCAACTTTTCTTGCATCAAAATGATAACCAAATGATTTTGTAAAAACAGTTGGCTCTTCACCTGTAAATAAATGTTTTGCTGTGCTACCATCTCCAAGCCAATTTATTAAGTTTAGCCCACGCTTATTTGTAGCACCTGTTTTTTCATAAAAATCTTTTTGATTTATACCTAATAATGATAAAATTCTACCGAAGTTTGGTGTGCTTCCTTCGCCCGCTCCTAGTATTCCTATTTTGGAACTTTCTACCAATGTTACATTTGTATTTTCCCAAAATTTATTTACTATTAGAGCAGTAAGCCATCCAGCAGTCCCACCTCCGATTATGATTATTTTTTTCATTATAATAATGTTTTCTTATAATTTTTTTGTGTTTCTAATTCCAACCAATTAACAATTGAATACCTAACTCCATTTTTAATTTCTTTAATTCTATGTTTAGTTAAAGATGAAAATGCAAATAAATTACCTATTCCTTTTTTTAACGAATATACCTTACCATCAATTTCTAACTCTAATTCACCTCCTTCATATTCATCGTTAAGTTGAATTACAATTGTTAAAATTCGTTGATTATATACATCATCTGAAGAATCGGTGTGCCAATTAAAATAATCTCCATTTTGGTATTTAGTAAATTGATAGTTTGAAATTTTGAAATTGTATCCTTTTATACCAAAGTATTCTTTTAGCTTTTTAATAATTCTATCATTAAGTTCTTCCAAATCGATTCCCGCAACTTTAGATTTTCTTTTACTAACATCAATAACATTATTCATTAATTTACTATCATACACTTCCGCTATTTTTAAAACCGATTCATTTACACACTTATTAAGTATCTGATTACATTCTTCTTTAGAGAATACATTTTCGAAAACTTTAAATTTACCAATCATATTAAAGAAAATTTTGATTGTTTTTTTGAAAACCAAACAATTAATACCTCTCGATTTCCTTTTGTAATCGGCTTTACTTCATGAAAATCATTACCACCAAAGAAACTTACATATTCACCGTTTGTATTTAATTGTATCTTTTTATCATTTACATACATATCCCCTCCCTCAAATTCATCTGATAAAATTATACTTACCGTTTTATGTGTTGCATATCTATCTTTATGTTTTTTCGCAAAATCACCTACACCATAGATGTGTTTATGTATCATATACAAATACTCAATGGGTTCTTCTAATTTCTCACATAAAAAGTTGTTAAGATTTTTGTTTTTTAATGAATATATTATAGAATTTTCGGTAATAAGAGCCACATCATCCCCTTTTTCTCCAATATATGTGGAATAAAGTTGAGAATGTGCAGATTTTACGAACTTAATTTCATCATCATTCATCAATGGAGTTATTTCCAATTGAGATTTTAAATACAAAAAATCATCTAACAATAATTTCATATTATTTTATTTGTTTTAGATTGAAAGGCCACTAAATCATCTTTTATATCTAAAAAGGTATGCATTTTTTTATAAAATTCATAGCAACCTTTCCAACCAGGATGCCAATCCATAGGATCACCTCCTTCATCTGCAATCGAAGTAACCTGAATCAACTCAACAAAATCAGAAGTCATCTTATGAAAATCTTCATTCCAGGTCACAAATACCGGAGAAAAATCATTATACAACTCTTTAAGTTTTTTTAAAAATAGTATTTCATTATTTCTTTCACCATTTAACCAATGTGATGTTTCGGATAATCTAACTTCTAATAATTTTTTTGCAAATTGTTTATCTTTATACCATTCCCAATTAAAATATTTTATATGATGATGTGTTTCTCTTTCCCCAAAAAATCTTCTTGGAAATCTACCTGGTGCACTAAATACAATCACTAATCTATCACCATATTCGTATTTTGGAATTAAACCTGTTTGATAAAGAATAGAATGATTATCCGCGCCAAATTTTCCTAACTTAATAACATTGTAGTGATTGGATAAATAATTAGTCCAATGAGTTTCAGGCATATCCCAATCTACAAAACTATCACCGCAAATGTAAATGCTAGGTTTCATATTAATTATCCTTTTTAAGGCCAAACTTTATCCACTTATACCAAACTCTTTCGTGAAGATAATACTGAATAGGTTTATAGATTAATTCTGCTACACCAAATGCTGCACCAACTTTAATTGAGCCACTTACCCACCACATAATACCAAACCCTATTAGAGTTGAAACTATTCGATATGATATAGTTTTAGCTATGTGCCTCTTTCTCTCTACTATCATCGTTATCTATATTATAAACAATTACATCACCGTTAGAATCGATGTATTTTTTTCTAATCGCAGTTCCGCTTATGGCTTCGATTTCTTTCGGAGGAGTATGATATATTACCTCATATCCAACTGCTCTACCATAGTTTACCGATTCGATATCTGGTATCACACTTATGTATATTTTCTTTGAGTTTTCTACAAAAAAAGGTTCTTTACACAAATCCATTAAAACCTGATGAGCAGACTTAGGATTGTTCTCATCTTTCGGAACATCTCTAATTGCTACCCAAACATCTTTCCCTTTATCCAATTGTTGGCGGATTAACCATTCGTGTCCGGCGTGCCAAGTCTGCCACCTTCCAATAAACATTGCATATTTTTTCATATTAGTGATTTTAATCTTTGAAATGTTGTAAACTCATCCTCATCTGTCGTATCTACATCTATAAAGTTTTTCAACGGCGGTTCGTAGTTAGAAACGTGAAACGATTCTCTACCCCTTATATCGGTAGTATGAACATATAATTCTTTTATATTCTCACCCATTTCGGTTTTAAATGCTTCTCTTTGGTCTCTATAAGGAGAAACTAATGAGACAATTGCCACATTACCTTTGTGGTGAAAAAACTTAGCCATTCGTTGAGCAAGTTCTATGTTCTTTCTCCTTCCTGCTTCGGAGTAATCTTTATTATCAAATATGGCCCTTATATCATCTCCATCGATTACCATACCCCTCTCCCTAAAATGAGCTTGAAACCAATTTGCTAATGTAGTTTTCCCCGCACCTGGCTGACCCGTAAACCAATATATCATATAAACATAAATTTTAAAAGCTGTTTATTATTATCTCTTATGAACGCATTCCACTTATCCATATTATTAAAATATTCATCTAAATGATTTTTCTGCACATTATGATACCAATATAAATCTTTTGATAATATTGAATTTAAATGGGCTATCAAATCATCTTTTTCCATTCCAAAGAAATAAATAGGTGATTCAAAAGTTAAACCTAATCCTTCCAGTATTGTTTTTAATTTTGGATTACCATAATAAACAAATGGCAATCCTGTTCGAAGTGGTTTATGAAGTTTTTCTGAAATATGAACACCCGGTAATAATAAGTGTGGCTGTGTTTCTGTAATAATTTCAAAAAAGGATTCTAAATAAATTCGATAATTGAAATCGGGTAAGGTAGTAACGTGATTGATACCCAAAACCTCGTCTCTATTTAAAACATTTTCATTTAATTGTGAAGTAGTTGGAAACGCATCATAATACTTTGGATACTCAATTCCAAAATGTGAAACCTCTTTATGAAATTTATCTTTATCTATCTCAATCGAATCAAATTTTATTTCATTAAACGAAATGTTCCCTTCATTATTAAACCCGTTTTTATATAAGAATTTAAGTATATCAAATCGTATATCGGAATAATGATTATTTAGAAACATAAATTTCTTTTTTATTGTTCCTAAATCTTTTGTTTTAAGGTATTTCCAAAATTCAAAAAAATCAGGTCTATCCAAATCACAATGAATCCAAGCAGGATTATTTAGGAATACAATCGAATCTTTTTTTATCTCTTCGATGTTGATAGTAACAACAATAGAATCCGCATTATTAATCATCCTTTTCAACGAACTTATCACCGTATCAGTTGTAATCGATTCTTGCCTTTCTAACGATAATACAAATTTATATTTTATTAAATCATCACCTAATATATCTTTTATCTGTCGGTTAATATCGATTATTATATTATCCGAAAATGTAAAACGGTCTAATGATTTATCTATGCTAAGAAACCTTACATTTTTATGAAAGTTCGGAGGAATCGCCAAACCCTTTAACTCTACATAATTAATCCCAAAATCAATTAACTCAACTTTAAGATTTTGATTTATCATCAAACCTTTACGCATTTTTAATTAGGTTTAGGATGTTTTCACCAAAGTATTCATGCCCTTCTAAGCTGTAATGAAGATTTTCTATACCTAAATCTTTAAGAGTAAATGTATTACTTTCTATTTCTTTTGTTTTTTCAAGTGGTAGAAGGTTGTGGATTATTTTATGGTATTTGAAATCCATAGAGTTTGTCATTCTATGAAAAATTGAATAGCTTTTAAAATTCATCGCATCCATTAATCCTTTGAAGGCAAGTAATAGATTTACATTTTCATAATGAGCAAGATATTCAGTATTCATTAAGTTATTATAGAATTGAAAAAATGTATAGAATTTTTCTTCATCTAATGGTATTTGGTATTCATCTATCCAATTTTTAAGAATGGAAAAATCTGATAGACCTGGATTAACTATTTGTATTAAACTTCTATATCCTATCTCACCTCTATATGAACTACTCCATTGTGTAATACATAATGGATTCTTATATTTAAAGAAATCCATTTTATTATATCGTGTAAATCTTTTGTTAATCGGGTCTAAAAAAGTCCAATGTTCTTCACCGGTTTTATATTCAAAGATTTTTTCATCGTTTTTAGTAGGGCCAACATTAAAAAGATAATACCATCTTCGTAGGATTGATTTATTTGATGAGCCGCTTTTTGAAATGTTTAAAACGGGAACATTAAGAAGTTCGGCAACCTTCGTTCCCCACGAAAAAGAACGGTCTAAAAATACTTCGGTATCGGAGTATTTTTTTAAATCTAACCAAAAATCATAATTCTTACATTCACTTTGTAAGGATTCGAATTGCTTACATAACCCATTACCTTCGGAAAATGAATCTCCATTAATTATAACTAAATCATATTTCATTTTACTTTCTTCTTAACGTAGATAGTATTACCAAAATCAGGAGATTCGTATATACCACCCATATCGTGCAATACTTCTTTTTCAATTATAGATTCTACTGAATCCACTGTCAAAGTATCGTTTTCTTTAAGTTTAATAATGTGATTGATAACTTCTGTTATCGTGCAATTGGTATTAAGGGATAAGGTAACTACCTCATCCCCCATTTCCATTTTTATTTTAACTTTTTTCATTTACATAGTTTCCTCTAATGTAAAGAATTCTTTTATATTTTCCAAATCTGGCTGAGAAAAACTTTCACCTAAAACGATTTGTTCTTCTAATTCATATCTTTCTAGTATTCGTTTCACTATTCCACTTCTTACACAATCCTCTTTTGAGAACTCTACTTGATAAATCCCCTCTACTCCACTCAATCTTTTCCATATATCATAGAATCCACTTTTCTGATAAGCAGGTATCCCATTTGCTCTAAATTTATCACATTGGGATAGGTCTCCACATATTACCATCTTACTATTATCAGCAATACGCGTTACGAGGGTTTTTAATTGGGCAGGAGAAGCGTTCTGTGCCTCGTCCATAAAAATGTATGTATTCGAAAAGTTCATCCCTCTAAGGAAGTTTAAAACCTTAAATTCCAACTTACCGATTTCAATCAATCTCGTTGTTTCCTTTTCCCCTACTATTTTATGAAGTATTCCTATTGAAGATTCGTTATGATATGCTATCTTTTCCATCAAATCACCCGGTAAGTGTCCGAGCTTATCTTCGTTACCAACATCGACCGTTGGGTTTATAATAACCATTTTATAAAAACCGCTATTTCTTTGATAAAGTAACTCTATTCCTTTTTGTATTCCCACAAATGTTTTTCCAGCTCCCGCTAATGCGTGTGCCATAACTATTTGATTTTTTTGGGATTCTATTGCCTTATAAAATCTCTTTTGATTTCTTGTCTTAAATTCTATTGGTGTAATTAGTTTCGGTATTCCTCCAATTTTGTTTTCTAGTATTTCTTCAATTGTGTTGGTAACTTCTGAATCAACAGTTTTTCGTAATGCTTTGGTTCTTACTTTCGGCATGAGACAATTTTAATTTATTATTCATCCGTAACTTGATTCAACCTAATTAGAATCAGTTTATTTGATTCAGTTGTAGGTTTTCTCTTTCTAAATTTTTTTATTTTAATTTTTTCCAAAGTATTTTTTATTTCTATGCATTGTTCATAGTTTTCTCTAATCTGAAAATACATTAAACATTCTTCTAATAGTTCTTTGTATTCTTCGATGGGAATTAGGATCATAGTTCGAGTGAATGTATCAGCCGCAATACACAATTCTTCTTTCCTTTTTGATAATGCTGATTTTACTTCTGAAAATAGTAGAGAATAAAGCTCATCTTTGCTTTCATTCTTTAAGTTCCCACTCTTTAAGTAATCTTTCCAATTTAGTCTGTAATATATTCTCTTCATTGAATGTGGGTTATTACTACCTATAATTATAAAGTTTTCATAGATTACTATAAATTTTAACCACCAAATGTTGTAGTATTTCCAAGATCTATTGTTCCACTTTTAACGCTTGGAGTTGGTGTTGGTAGGGTAGCTCTATTGGCTGCTATCTGTTGTTGTAAAGTTTTTAATGCATCCTGTCTCATATCAGCCAATTGATTATCGATTCTTTGTATATTTGCTTGTTGTTGTGCCTGTTGAGCATTTTTAGCATCGATTGATGGTTGTATAATGTCATTGGCTATACCACCAACACTTTTGGCAACTGAATCACCTAAACTAGAAGCCTGGTTTAAAATGTTCGCCGGCGCATTCAATAAACTTAATGGGTCTTTTAGATTTATATTACCTATTCCACTCACAATGCCTTTACCTTGTGCTAACAACCCACCTACATTTGGTAGTTTGCCTAATCCGGGTAATGTGTTTAAATTATTTAAATTTAATTTTTTAGGTAATTGAGGTATTGAAGGCAAGTTAGGTAATTTTGGTAATTCAGGTAATTCAAAATTCTTTAAGGTGAATTTTGTTTTTAAATTTTTATCCTTTGCTTCCCTTTTTTGTTTTTTCCTTTGTAATCTCGCATCTCTTCTCGCATCTCTTTTTGCCAATAAGGTAAATTTGAAATCCATAAAAAGGTTTTTAATATTTTTAGGAGTTGGTAGTTTTGTTTTAATAAGATTTTTAACAGAACTTATCTTACCATTAATCGCATCTTTTGATAAAGCGGCTTTTAGGTCTTTAAACTTATCACCTAATTTGGCTGCGGTATCAGATAGATTTTTAATCGAATCCTTCGTATTACCATATATACTTTTTATACCTCCTAATGCAGCATTAGCGATAGCAAAAGTAGTTCCAACTTTTGTTACTGAATCTATAATCTTACCCAACTTATCCGCCCTTTTATTATCAAATGAAACTGATGCTAATGTTTTACCGGGTTGTGGTTCATCAACAGGATTCAAATCAGCAACCGTTTTAACTTTTGGAGGTATAACAAATGAATAATCTAATAGGGTAGTAGGAGTTGGCCCATCTAACCATTGAAGTAAAAATACAGGTGAAATGGTAAAACCATATAAAATACCACCATCTTTTTTCAATTTATCTGCTTCAAAATTATTATACTTATCCACAAATGATTGCCAGTTCAAAGTAATATAGGGGTATTGTGTTAAATCTTTTTCTAATGTATGCAATACCTTACCCAAATTAGTACTCCACTCCACTTGTAACTTCTCATAAACAAATTGTGAAATATATCTTATTCCATTTGATGGTGGGTGATTTTCGAATTGAACTATATATGGGAAAAAAGTTTGAGGAACGACAACTACATTATCTAAATCATTATCTACTGGTATAGTAATCTTATTGATTGTACTATAAAATCCATATAGAGTTACATCAGTTTTTTTAGGAGTTGTAATAGTTCTAACTTCTATTTGCTCATCTTTGGTAATAATCACTTCCGGTTGAACAACCTTTATCACTTCCGGTGTAATTGATTTACCAACCTCGCCCTCTTCTAATTTGGGTTTTCGGTCTTTACCAAATTTTCTCCTAAGTATAGAATTATTTTCATCGGGCTTTCCTTTTTTCTTTTTTCCACCCGCTAATACAGCCGGTAGAACTGCCAAAGAAGCGCCTGCGGTAAATGGAGCTGCTAAAACTGCACCAACGCCGGCTACTAATTTACCAACTTTAGATTTGAAAAAATTACCGATATTTTTAAATAATCCCATACCAATAAATATGTTAATAGGAATTATCTATGTTTTGATTCCAAATATGAAACCAACTCTTTTGCATACCCTCTATGCCCCAATACACCAGGATGAACATCTTCAATAGAAACCTCATCCACTATTCTACCTCTATTTTTTTGGGCCCAAATGTAAGATGAACCAAATGGTAAAATATTATCGGAAAAAATACGTTCTTTTAACCCAACTAAATCGTAATTGAGTTCTTCGGTTATATAAAAAGTTACACCATTTAATTTTAGGAAAGAAAGAAAGGTAATAAGTTCTCTTGTCAATTTTTGAAATATTTGTTTTGGATTTAAACACTCCTCCACAAATGGTTTTAAAATTGGTCTTAAATGGTTATTATCATCTGAATAAACCCTTTTAGCATAATCCCTACAACTAAACCATTCATCTATTGTATTATTTTCAGAATGTATTGTATAATTAAATAATGTATATTGATTGAATGTATTAGAATAAAATTCCAACCTACTAAAATCAGCCAATTCCAAAATAACTAAAATCTTATCTCTTATCTCCCAATTTTCGGATATGAAATCATAGGTAGTTCTTATTATTCTCTCTATACCCCCACCACTTTGAGCATCATTAATAGTTTGTATTTTTGATGTATCGGCAAATATCGATGGGTATGCAACATCTAATCGTGAATTCCAATAGGGAATACCATAAGTTTCGTTGTATATCTTTAAAACATCTCTCCTACCATCCTTTAAATCTTTTTCAACACCATTCTCATCTCTCTCATTCCAATCAACATCGTTAATGGTTTCTAATCCACCTCCTTGCGTAAAAGAACATCCGTTAAAATACGCAAGATTAAACTTTTGGTTTAACATATTATTTTTTTATTGTAAATGTTTCTAATAGAAATTTTTGTCTCTTATTAAGAAACTCTATTGATTTGCTTGTATCGGATAGGGCATAAACTAATTCTCCCTCTTTATTAACTGCCATTCTCAAATAACCCTTATGGTTAAGTTCATATAACGTGGATGATAACCCATCCCTATTTAGATTGTGTATCAATAACCCCAATTCTTTAGTATCTAAATCCACCACACCTTCACTCTTATATTTTTTATACATCGAAGCCTGGAGTGTCAATTTTAATTTTACAGGTAGGATAAAGGGGTATTCTTCAAAAAATGAACCCTTCTTTAAAAGCCTTACAATATGCTCAGCTTTATCATTAATTTCTTCTTCTATATCCATATAACATCATTTTAAATAAATATAAAAAAAATGGTGATAGAAACTACCACCATCGATAAACACTATGTAATAAATTATTTTTTTCTCTTTTGAAAAAATTCTTTAATAGTAAGAAAATACCACATTGGTAGTGTTACTATACAATTCAAAAATAGAAAGAAATTGGATAGGAATCCATTCATTACAATGTTTTGTTTCTTTAACTCATTAGTAACCCCAATAATCATAGGGAACATAAGAATCATATATACACATAAAAAAATGTTCATATTAAAAAATTTGAAATCCCCCACAATTGCGGAGGAATATGATAAAATCTTTTATTCTACCAACCGATGTAGAGTGAGCCGATTCAACTGCTAATCCTTCTGATGTTACTACCGATGAATACATAATTTCTCCATAGGGGTATTGTTCGTTTAATGAAACTTCTTTTTCAGTTCCGATGAATCGACCTGTTCCAAATTCACACCATGCTCCTAAACAAAGATATATCCTATCATCATCACCTTTTAAGTTGAAATCGTTTCCCAAAAGTTTCTCCAATGCATCTGCTAACTTATCACACTGCTTTTGTGTACGAAGGCCTTTACCATCGTTTGAACCCCAATGAGAAAAATCAATCTTTAATTTTGATTGTTCAGCCGCCAATTGGCAAATGTAATTAATAGGTCTCCATCCCCACCAATTACTCGCAAAATAATCACCCACTTCTGTTTTTGGGTTTCTACCTGAAATATCTACTCCCATAATTTTATATTTTAAATTTTATTAATAACTCATTTCGATTTCCTCTACGAATTTACCATCTTCAAACCAATACATTCTACCTAACTCAATAACTTCAACTACACATCTACCTTCGTTATAATCCAAAAGGTTTTCACATTCATCCCAAATCCACGGAATATCTTTTTTATCTAACATTATGCAAAACTCAGTTGCGGAAAGAGAATGGGCTTCATACTCTAAAAATTCTAATAACTCTTTTACTTTACTCATAATTTTATATTTTAACTTTTAATGATTTAATATGCTTACAATCTCTACCTCTACTCCAACCAAATGCGGGACAACTACAACTCCATTTTCCTTCATCATTTAAGACCTTATATATGTTTCCTTTACTACCTTCTACATTATAATTAGCTTTAATACGTTTAGGAGATTCTTTCTTTAGAGTAGTATATGTAATTCTATTCCACATTTTACTTAACTCATCCCAATCATATCGTCTATCCACTTTAACCCATCCTAATTTAGAATCAGTAGTTGCTATATACCATTGTCCATCTACAACTGATTGAATACATACCGGTGGTAATAATGAATTTATAACCATCTTTTATCTATATAAGGTTACGAAACTACCAAAATGTTCATCGAACACATTTATTGCGTTCTCATAATCACCACTCATCATTTTAGCTTGAATTTCTTTGCCATCTAATCCTAATTGTTTGGCTAAGTTTTTAGCTGTTCCAATTAAGAAAAACACATTACCTTGTGGGCCCGTTAAATCGATTTCGATACCTTTGTTTTGTTTACTCTTTATCATAATCTTATTTTTTATTCTCTTTGATGAAATTAATTGTGATTGCTATTCTATCAGTAATGTGAGTCGGTAAACCCAATTGTTTTGCTGATTCTAACATCTCTGTGTAAAGGTATCCATCCCATACACCACACAACATATTGTAAACCTCATTGAACCAACTTTGTTCTTTAAGGATATAAAACATCTCCATTTGGTTTAGTGTTTCTCTATGATACGCCATCCATGTGGAGTTGAATAATTCGTGGCGGTTAAATCGTATAATGTTCATATCTTATCTTTTTATTACATAGTAAAGATAGGAATAAATTTTGGATTTTCCAAGTAATAAGGGAATTATTTTAAAAAAATAACCCATTGAAAATCAATGGGTTATGATAAAAAAAATATATAAATTTATATTGGTTAATTCTTAATAAAAGTTAATTCACTCGCATCATAGGTTTTTGTTGAACCATTTGGGAATTTAAGGTGGAATTTTCTACCATAAGTTTTGATAATAAGGCCGGTTTTGTTTATTGCCTTAACATTAGCCACATCCCCCACTTCTACATCTTGCCATTTTAGTTCGGTTGCCTCATTTACACTCTCATTAAATCTTCTTCTACTTTCCATAGATTTCCAATTTACACCTTTAATAAGGTCGTCTAATGATTTAAACGCGGGTGAAGAAATTATTTTACCAACTAATACATAGTTACCACCCATATTTTTTTGAATCTTACCTGTTCCAATTACTTGCCAAAAGTTTCTATCTACTCCTTTGGGAACAATAAAATCAATTATATTACCAACACCCTTAATTATTTTTAATTTTTGGTCTTTGGTTATATCTTCTAATGATTTATTTGATGGGATACCCTCTAATCCTTTAAATTGTTTTTCGGAAAGGATCGATTCTACTTCCAATTCAGCATCTGCATTTAATTTTTGGATATACTCTTCTTCCATATCTCTTAACTGAATCAAATTCTTTTCGTATCCTTTGATTTGATTTGTTAATTTGATAAGGATTTGTTTTAAGGTCTCCTTTTTCTTAGGATCAGTTTCGTTATTATAAGGAACTACTGCCCTTTTTCTATCGGCCATTAATTCTTTAATCTTCTTTTCAACTGCCGCAGTTTTTACAAAAATTTTAGGAACATTCGAACTGATTTCGTTTACCGATTCTCTTACAAATTTACCATCTTTATCTGCTACATAATAAGCAATCATATTATATGAACCACCTCTTTGCTTTTCAAGCTTTTCTACTTCTTTTTTAGCATCTTTGTATGATGAATAAGAATCTTTGAATACACCTGTTCCTTGCCCTCTACCTTTATTATATCCTACATGGTATAAACCTTCACCCAATTGATTACTCGTATCGGTTTTAAAGAAAGGGCCTCTTCTAATAGTTTTAAAATCCAAACTCATTTCGTTTCCGAAAATCTCTTTTGGAGCTAGGATTCTTAATCGAATAGTTCCATTACTATTATCTACTCCTAATGTTTCAAAATCAATTTGATTATATGATTTACCTTTAAATTTTAAGTTCTTACCGGTAATTAATTTATGAACTTTACCACCACTAACCGCTTGATTCTCTTTAAGACTTCTTTTTTGAAGAACTAATTTATTTATATCGGAAAACAAATCTGCTATATCTTTATCTAATTTTTTTTCATCTGCCGTCATAGGTGTTTCAATATCTACATCGGAATATAATTTCTTCTTCTTTGCTATCAAAGTATCTACTTTTTTAAGTAAATCGTTTTTAGCTTTATCCAAATCCTTAATGATGTCATCTTTTGTAGATTCGGTGACAGGAACACAATTAGGAACTTGCTTTCCACCCTTATTTTTCATACCAACCTGCTTATATCCGGTCCAGCATTCAGTAAGTATCGGTTTTAATTTCATACATATAAATATAATTTTATTCCAAAAAGATTATATGTTTTTTAATCTCTCCTCTAATTCCTTCTTTAAATCCCCATTCACCTTAATCCCATCTATTAATTCACTCATCATTTTACCATAATCAATAGTAGTTCCACTATTTTGAACCATATTAATAATACCACTACTTGCACCCCCACCATTTATTCGATGTGATATAGTAGAAACAAGTTTTTCCTCCATCATTAGGATTTCATCCACTAATCCTTCAAAGACCATTCTAAAATCGGAAAGTTTTAGCATCATTGCTCGTGAAACAATTGTTTGTGTGGACATTCGGTTTTCCCCTTCGATGGAAACAAAAAAATCAGTTGAACCCATTCGGAATTTATGATTATTAGTCAATACTTTTAATTTCCAAATAGGTTTATCAGGTCTATTAAAATTAATTATTTGAGTTGTATATTTAGTTTCTTCAGCATTGTGAATTGGATTTACAATTGTTAATCCTTTATACGTTATACCACTTAACTTCTCCCAACCTTTTATTTTCATAATTAATAAAGATAGATGTAATCGTTATAAGAATCGGATACCAATTTTTGTCTTATTCTTTCATCGGATACATCAAAATGTTGCGCCGCATCTTTGATAGAATAAAAATCAATTCCTTCACATTGAATAGTATGCAACTGTTCCCTTACCACTACACCTTCTAAACTTTTTTCATGCTCTTCATATGAAATGTTAGTAGTAGGTTCTTCTAATTGAATCCAATGGCGGTAAAGAGGATTGGATGAATAGATGCGGTTTCTAATTTCACCAACACTCATATCAATGTATTGTGAAGCCTGCACCGGTGATTCAAACAAGTACCCATCTAAACTTATTTTTAATACGGGTTTAGTTTCTTCCCCAATCACCTGCCAATCTTTGTATTTAATTTTTGGAGAAAGGCATCTTCTTTCTACTTCGGAGGCAACTAATATATCAGCATCTATTGAAATAGCGGCCTCTCTAAATGATTTATACTTTTTTCCTTCTACTATACATTTGTATTCACCATCCCATTCTAATTCTTCTGTGGCAAGGTCGGGATTACCTTTTACAAAAGTAAGTACATTTTGGTGAACGGATGGAACTTTTCGGTTTCTTTCAAAGTAAGTATCTCCTACTCTTGATGCCGCATGTTGCGAATTGATTAAAATCATATCATTGTAAAATTTGTAACCTGCTTCCTCACATATTTTTATTGTATCCGGAACTAATCCTTTGTAACTACCGATTTTGTAACTACCTGTCTTTGTAAGTTCTCTAATTTCTGATACCACAATTGTAAAAAAGCGGTTTGGTTTTAATTTGTTAAACGTTTGTTTTAGTATTGATTTATATTTGTTTAAAAATGTTTGATAATCCATATTAGATAAATCATCAGGTGAATCCGAATAGATTTCTAAATCATGATAAGGAGGGCAAGTAAATATGTAATCATAGCCCTCATCATCTAATAGGGTAAGTTCTTTATCACTGTCACCGAAAATCCAATTTGGTTTATGGGATTGTAATCGGTTCGCTTCTATTTGTGTTTCGGATAAATCTATACCATCGTATCTTAATCCCATTTCGGTTGCAATGATTCCTCTCACACTCCCACCTGCAAATGGGTCTAATACCTTACCACCTTTAAGTGCAAACCATTCATACATCTTTTCACATAAGGTTGCATCAAAGATAGAAACGGTGTTCTCTTCGGTATCCCAAAAGCGAGATTTGGATATGGTTGCCTCTCTACCTAATTCTGATTTGATTCCATAGGTATTTATCCACCATCTTTTACGGTCTTGCCATTCTTTGGTTCGAGAATCTAAAATGGAAAATGGTTTTATCATCCGTTAATTAAAAATAGGATAAAAAGAATTACCATTCGGAACGCGTGGAAAAGAATAAAGAATCCCAATCCAACACCGATGATTTTTAATGCAAGTTCAATCCAGTTTTTGTTTTTCATTTTTTAGTTTTATTAACTCTCATACCATAATCATTGTATTCGAAATCATTTTTAGGTAGATTATTATCATAATCAGCCGGTAGGTTAGCAAGGTAATCATTCATCGCCTTTGTTTCTTCCTCATTGAATGAAATAGTTTCTCTATCCTCCTCATTATATTCATCTGCCTTTTCCAATACCCAATGTTTAAGGGAATCGTTACTATATCCCATACCGATGATTAAAGTTTGGAACGCCTCCATTACTTCATTTAAATCCAAATCAGAATGGTCAATCTCAACGGTAGTTTTTGTTCCGTAAGTTTGTGCCGTAAATATGGCAGGTTTGTTGAATCCGGTTGTAAAATTTTCGTAACCCATTTGTTTTTTTATTTAAGTGGAAAATATTTGCCAATTGCTTCTAACCTATCATCCGCATCTATTAACATCTTTAATGCATCTTCTGCATTCTTATAGAAATCATCGGTTGAATGGTCTCCAATACCAACTCCTCTATTTTCTAATAGGTCTAAAGTAAGGAGGGCCTTTGCTCTATCCGCTTCCGCAGTTGCTCTTAACATTTTTACTAATTTGCTCATATATTTTTTTTTGTTTTAATTTTCAATTTCTACATTCGGTATGTGCCTACAAAAAAGTAGAACCCCATTATGTTTAAGTGTAATATCACATTGCCAAAATTCTTTTACCATTTCGATGTTTTTCACCGAACCTTCTTTTACTTTTCGATAAACCCAATATAGTTCATCTTTATATGTTATTAATTCTTTTCCTAAACTCATATTATTTCCAAAATATACTTACTAAAAGGATAAGAAGAGCAAGAATAATCTGAACTAATACTTTGAGCGAAAAATTCTGATTATAATGAAGTGGGTATAATATAATACCAACAAATACACCGGTGATAAAAAATAAAAAACGATTACTCCACATACTTCCTCCAAAACCCGCTACTCCATATTCACTCGCCTTTATCCATAACCAAGTGCAAACAATTGCTATTAGGTAAGGATATGGTGACTTAATCCAATTCGGCATTTTAAATTGCCAATACATAATATACCAATGACCGAAACCACCCAACATAAAAAGTGTGAATGATTGTAATATTTTAATTATATTCATAACTTATTTAATTCGTTTACCATTTTTATATACCCACAATTCATCCACACCCTCTTTGTTTGTGACAATAAAGGTAAAAATCTCATCCTTCTTAAATAAGGATTTAATCCAATGTATAACCTTTTTCATAAAATTTAATTTAGGCAGATTGGTCCAAACTTTTCTTCGAAAGTAGGGGGGGCTAGAAATTTATCTATTTGTTTTTGAACAACACCCATTGCTTTATTCGTATCTTCCCACTCATAATCTTCAATTCTTGCGGTGATGTATGTGTGAACACACCTCATGACTTCCTTCAAAGGTAGCGATAATTCCAAAAGATATGGAATCAATTGTTCGTTTACTTCTTCGTTTAATTGTTCGTGAGAAACTTTCATACTAATAAATATTAAATGGTCGTACAATCTTCAAAAGCGAAATGATATGCATCGGTAGGATGAATACCACCATCGATATAATTTTGAGCCTTCTCTTCTACTTCGGTTCTACAACCCCACGCGGAGGCCTCAACCAATACCAATTCAATGTCTTGCAAATCGCCAATTGTTAAATCATACTTTGTGTTCATAGTTTATATTTTAAAAAGGTAATTGTTCTAAATTGTTATAAATGAAATAGGAAATTTTATATATGATGGTATCGATGGTAACCTCACTCCTTTCTATTGAATATGTTTGGTGAATGTTACCGCTTCTAAAATCCATATTATAATCACCCCCTTCGACATTTTTAGTTCGGCTTATCACCACATTAATCCTTCTACCATTCCAATCAATTAACATTTCATAATCTTTATAATCCTCTTCAATCGAAATCACATCAAAAGAGAAATCGTTTATATTATTAAGTTGTGTATCATAATGACCGATGATTTTGCGGAAATTTTGGATAGTAAGGGTAATCTCTTTGGACTTCTCTACAATCTCATACACATCAGCAAGAAAATCTTTCCAATCCTTTTTATGACCGTATTTGGAATAGAGTTGTTGAACATCCATCCCAATCGTTTTTAATAATACATCATCTATTTCTTTCATTCTCTTAAACCATTTTCCGGTCCTAAAATCCGTCCATTCGATTTAGAATAAGCCTTTTGATAGTTTATCCACCATACGGCTTCCCAATCTGCTCTCCTCTCCTGCCACTCCCTAATCCGCTTATCGTTGTAATCACATAAGGTAGCCACTCCCAACTCCTTACACCATTCGTTGTATTCCATAAACATAACCAAATATACAAAAAATAATTGAGTATTCCAAATCTAATCTCCACCTATTAAGACGGAAACATAAAAAGAAAATAATTCCCTATCTTCAATCGCCGCCTTCGTAATATCGATATGATTAGAACCGTATCGGAGACGGTAACAATCATCCCTTACCAAATGGCGATGAAGGCGGACATCCTTTCGTTGATTACCATCAGTATCGTTTATATAGAAGTAGTAATCCCATCGGTGTAAAACCACTTTACCAAATACCCAATCATCGGAAATGCGGTGACCGGTAATCCTATCGGTATTCTGAATGATTAACATATAGTAGAGATTTACCGCAAACCATTTTCATTATATAGTATTCATACAAATTATAATCTTTTCAATAGTATCTATCTCATCACTACCCAGCCATAAGGTTTTAGAATCATACTCCATAATGTAATGACCCGAATCGGTTTGTCTTCGATGTAAAAGGATTTGATACCCACCGGTTTTAGCCGTATTATCTAAATTAAATTGGTAGTACTTATCCTCCTCTACCACACCTACGATGTTTAGGCGGTCATCATAGGGCATCCCCACTATGGATTGAATGTTTTGAATCTTTAACTTTACACTCTTCGATTCAAATAGGTCTTTATGCCCCTTCATCCATTCATCTATTACCATACGGGCCTTTTGTTCGGCAACATCCCGAATTTGTTGAGCAACATTTGAATTCGGTTGGGATATATTCACCGATACTCCTTTTGGTGGTGGAGCCGTCATCGGTGGTATTGGTATTCTACTCATTCTTATTTAATTTTTAGATAACTAATCCCTCCCCCCTTCCTCTCCTTCTTTTCCCTAATTACCTCTACCGCCCAATCATAGGTATAAGAACCGGTAGGTGATACATCCACCCAATCACCCAATCCCCTTCTTTGTTGTGGAAAGTGGTAACTACTACCATCCGAATGAGTAACCCTTTTAATTCGATACTCTACGCAAGAAGATAACACTCCCATTATCATTCCTACTACAACTATTTTTTTAATCATCATATTCCTAAACCATTTAACCATTCTAAAAGTATATACGAAATCTTATACCCTACAAACGCCCCAAAAGCAGATGAATAGGGAAATACAATCAACTTACCCAAATCGGTAACATACTTTGGACGGTTCACAATCTTACCCATAAAAGTGTAATATGTTATATACCCAATCAATACCGCTAAATCCGTCCGAGTGGCAATAAATACGACTAAGGTTGCACCCAAAAATCCAAAAATGAAATTATCCCTA